CGGGCCGGTGTCTCCGGTGTCACCTTTTGGCCCCTGCGGGCCTTGGATGCCCTGTTCCCCCTGGTCTCCTTTTGGGCCTTGCAATCCCTGGGCACCGGTATCGCCCTTCGGCCCCTGCGGGCCTTGCTCCCCGGTGTCTCCCTTGGGCCCCGCTGGTCCCTGTTCTCCTTCCGCGCCGGGCGGCCCTTGAGGTCCCTCTGGGCCTTGCGCACCTTCCGCGCCCACTACATGCCCCGCGTTGATGGTGGTGCCGTCTGACAGGGTGATGATAAGGTCGCCGTCCCCATTTACCTGAGCATCTGTAACGGACTTTCCACCGCCGCCTGCTTGGTATATCTCATTGATTGCCGCAACCAAAGAGGACTTGTCCGTGGTTTTAAGGGCCGATGTGTCTCCGATCATGCTCAATAGCTGCTCATACTCTGTGGGGCTCGGGGGCTGAGATGGGTTTGCGGGCAATGCACCCTCAAAGACCCTGAGACCGTTCGCTGTGTAAATCGTCGGATATCGCTTGTCCCCATTTACTCCATATATGCCTATATGGATATACTTGCCCGCCCGAAGGATTTCCCATGGGACTGTGCATGTATTATCTGTCAATGCAATCTCAGCGCTGCGGCCCATATCGTCTGTAAACACCGCTGTTTTTGCATATCCATCCCAGGCTGCGTCAAACTCAAATGCTGCCGTATAGATTTCTACCGACCCGGATACCAGTCGTTCAGACTCTACTAACTCCAGCGTTTGGCCTGTTGCTCTTAGTCTCATGTGGATAGCCCTCTCTCAATTGCTGCGGTGATCTCCTCTAGTGCTTCCACGCGAGACGCAAGGTCAGGAGGGCATGACTTGGGCAGCGCTGCACGGTCCGCCTCGATCTCCTCATCGGTACGTGCTGCTGCATGACCGTCCTCCAGCTTATACCGGGTGATGCCATCGTCAGTGTATAAGCCCCCGTCAAAGTAGTGGATTTGGCACAGGTTGTAGCGGTCGCCGCTGCCCTCGTCGATGTACGTCCAGGCGTCAATGTCCTGGATGTTGCTCATGGTATACCCGCCCTCGCAGCGGATGATCTTGTCCCCGTCAAGGAGGACGTACACTTTGGATTTTGTTCCTTCCATGTTGTTGCCTCCTTATAGGTCTGCGGAAAAGTCAATGTATGTAGACGTGTCATTGTCTGCTTGCAGCATTACCGGCGTATTAGATGTTAACGAGCTTGTAGCAGATACAGAAATCCTATTAAACCCATTAGTGGATGCCCCGCCGTAAGAAATTGAAGTAACTGAAATTGCTTTTCTTGGTATGCTTAATATAAAATTGCCGCTTGCCGAAACAGTCGGCTCGACTCGCATTTCTGGCACATTAACGAAAATAAATGCACCATTTTCGGAGTCGATATAACCGTTGCCATAATATGAATAGGGACCAGTGCCTTTTTTTCTGTAGAAATACCTCTGACACTTCGCCAGCTCTTCCGCCTTATTAGGCGGCGGGTCAATCAGCGTCCACGTACCGTCTACGGCTTTGCGCGCCAAGGTCTGTTGAGTGCCGAGCTCGAGTTTAACCGCCTGCACTACGAAATTTGCGGTATTAGGGGTGGCACACTGGATGGAAAAATAGGAATGTGAGATCTTATTAAATGTCACTGTAAATGTAGACAGCCCCGTCGTGACAGCACTTCCAGGGATTGATCCAAGCCTAGTAGCTACAGCGCCACCACCCGTATTCTCGGCTACAAGGATAGACGCTGTAACGGTTTTCCCGTCCAGAGCGTTTAACAACTCTTCTGGGATATTCTGCTGGATCATGTTCGAAAATGAGGTGTCATTACTCCCTGTAATGCGCAGCCCAGACATCTCAACGGAAATCGTGTTCCCGGTCAAACTACGCCAGCGGTCAACCCCATATACCGCGCCCGTGTAACTCGTCTGTCCCCTCTGATTGATCGGGTCCGCAAAATACCAGTTATCCAGCAGATTACGCCCGGTGAGTTGGGACGTTTTTGTGATGGTGTCGTCAATATCTTGGGCGGAGTGATCAAGCTGTACCACGTCGCCCAAAATCCCGTTGATCAGTTTTTTTATAATATTTGCCACGCTATCACCTCAATAGTACAAAAAAGCAATTCCCAGGCCGCCTGTCCCACCATGGCTTCCCGCACCGCCGATACCGTTCTCGCCATCCCATTTATTGGTTGTCACATTGTTATTCGATGCACCGCCTGCTGCACCGCCACCGCCGCCGCCGTTGCCACCCGTTCCGCCTCTGCCACGGTGCTGAGTAGTGGCCGGAGCATCCGCGTCCGCACCCGCGCCGCCGTCGCCGCCGGTGCCGTATCCATCTCCGCCATTATAAGTTGCGGAGCCCGAATCGCCGTCTTTCCCGTTGTGGCCTGCTGCTGCACCGCCGCCATAGCCACCAATGCCTACGACGGTCATTCTGCTGCTTTCGTATCTCGCGGTTTCTCCCTGTGCGCCGGGTGTGTATGTAACGCCATTATATACGACGTTTTCTCCCTCGCCGTCCTCTCCACTGCCGTTGCCGCCGTCCACACCGTCATCACCGGGCAAGCCGTATACGACCCCGCTGAACATTTCGACAAATCCAGCCTCAGATGCACGGCCATTCGCGGTGGAGTATTCCCCAAAAGTGGTGTCTCCTCCAAACGAGCCTTCTTCCGATCCGTCCTCCGAATAAAAGCCGTAGACTCCGCCTCGCCCAATTTTTACCGCAAAGGTTTGTCCCGGAGTTACCGGGATCGTGGCAATGTAAATGCGGCCTCCGGAACCGCCCTTACCAGCCTTACCACCCGCACCAGGCTTACCGCCGTTTCCGTCGCTTTGGCTGTCATTGGTGCCGTCTGCGCCTTTTTCGCCGGATGCGCCGCCTTGACCGCCTGAGATGAGGACAAGGCGCACCCTGCCTTTTGCTTCTGCCGGGATTGTGACCGTCCCATCTTCGGTGATGATAAGGAGATGCTCATAATAATTGCCAATTCCGGTGGGTGTGTACCCCTCCACAAATTCGGTTTGCGCTCTGAGCAAATTGGATATATTGATATCCATGGATTTTATAATGCCCGTCATGGGGTCTCCAAACGGGTCATCCATGCTTATTGGGTCGCCTGGGCGCTCTGTACCGACCACGAGATCATTGGAGACAGTGCGTGCTTTGCTGTAGTAAGCAAGTACGCGCTCGGCCACATTTTCGGAATTTGCCAGATTTACAAGCGTCGCGTCCGTAACAGTAGCGGTGTTGTCCTTGCTGGCCCCAGCCTCGCCGCGTAAAATTTCCCGTACAATGTGCGTATACTTTTGACCAGTGAGGAGGCAATCTGAGCTCTGTGCCAGTACGGCGTAGTTTACGCCGCTCTCTAAAATCTCCCCATTGTCGATTTGGAGATCGTGTATCGGGTTATCAAACGGCACAAGCACACCAGACACCTTGGCTCCATTCGGCGTAATAATATCTTCCGCCGCCGCTTCACCCGAGAACAACGTAACCGTTTCGTCTGATGCAAATGCTATATATGTGTGTTCCGCGACCGAAACCGCCGTGGAGGGGGCATTGTAATCAATGCTTCCGCCCGAAAACAAGCGGCTCTCTCCGATTTCTGTTGGGTTGCCGTCTGTTAATGCCGTAATCCGTATAATTCCGTTCGCGTCCTTTTTCAGGGCGAGCCCCGTCACAAACAAAAGCTGGTGGAGGTTTTCTCTCCGCGTACCGATGGGCAGCCAATTATAGACCGGGATGCTTTGATATGCCTCGTCTATGCTGTACTCTACCGTGCCGGAAATAATATCCGCAACTACATCAGACAAGGCTTGTCCCGTATACATGCCGCCGTAATGCTGGGTATTGTCCAGCAGCCCAACCCCCGAAATGCAGGAGAGCTTATAGTGGATCAGCCCCACCCGCATCACAGAGGAGAGGAAAAACTTCCCGATCAGCACATCGTCATGGTAGTAATACACCGGCTCGCCATAGACATACTGTGTCAGATCATCCAGTCTGGGCCGGGCCACAAGAAAGTGCCCGTTTGAATCACACAGGAGATACCCGTCCGAGTCCGTCAGCGGGAAAAACTGCGTGTCGAAGCTTTTGACCGTCACATCCAAGGTATCAATTGTGAGCTCGTCCCCGGCAATGGAATTGCCGATAAAACAATGTCCCTCCTTGATATCCTTGGCTGTGAAGGTCCGGTCCCCATATATAATTTTATAGCTCATGGCGTCACCTGCGGGTTAATTGGGACAAAATTGACTTCTATTTCGTCCCAATAGTTTACGCCATCCTGCACCGTTCGTATTTTTCTTTTGCCGGATGTATAATATGCTTCGTATATAATGGTGCTTTGCCCGTCGGCGGCTTCGAGTGTTACAAAGTCATCCACAGAGTGCTGCACCAAGTAATCCCACAGGGCGTCAAATTCCCCTATGTTACCAGCGCTGAAAAAGGTAATTTTATGCCCAATATATGTACCTATGACATCCCTGACCATGCTTCCATTCTTCACTCGCCCGGCATTTTCTCCATCTAGCACGTTAAAGTTTTCTTCATAGTCCGAAATCGCTACTTTGGCGTCGAAGGGCTGACCATTAATTTTTACATAGTTCGCACTCATAGTTGCCCCCTTAAGCCTTGACCAACTTATATCCACGCCGCTTTGACTCGTCGTCCAGCTCGTAGCTCAGGTATCGCGTTAACCCAGATGCGGGCTTTATAGTAATCGTGAGTTGGCCGCCGTAAATTCCATTGCCTGACTGCATCCCGCGAGCAACGGCAGCTTCAATTTCAGATGCGGGGGCCTCAATGTTCGTACCTTGCTTTTGGTCGCCCAGCACCGCCAGAAACTCCCGGTTCGGTGGGATGACAGCACCGCGGGCCAGAGCCGGAATGCTTTTTAGGTCAATAGCAGAGGACACCCTGGACGAAGCGGAGTCCGCGCTGGTTGTTGGTGCTGAATTTTTTGCGCTTGTAAATTTATCTGTTATCCAGCTTACTTTTTCTGACACCCAGTTTGTGACACTCGACCAAACGCTTTTAAGCCCGTTAAGCAAACCATTGAGTATGTTTTCCCCAATGCCCGCCCAAAAATCAAGTGTGAAAAATTTTGCCACACTTGTATTCCACCAGGATTTAATGTCGCTCCACACTTGCTTTAGTGTGCCCAAAATGGCATCCCAGTTAAGGGCGGCAACCGTGACGAGGCCTATTGCCCCGGCGGCAATAAGTGCAATGCCAAGCGGAAGAAATACGCCACTTGCGACAAGGATAATGCCAATCACAAGGAGCGCTGTGCTTACAATTGCCATAATTTGTCCTATTTCTCCTTGTATGGCACTTACGATCGTTGACCAATTTAAAGCAGCGGCAGAAACCAAGACAACCGCGCCGGCCGCCATAAGGCCAATACCGAGTGGAAGATTCACCCCGGAAAATGTGAGAATTGCGCCAATTGCGAGAAAAGCAGTTCCAACCAAAAGTGCAATATCTGTGACTACTTGTTTGATGTTTTCCGTTGCGCTCTTCCAGTTCAGGGCAGCGGCAGAAGCCAGCCCAACGGCCCCAGCTACCATAAGCCCGATGCCAAGAGGAAGATTTGCGCCGGAAAACGTGAGCACAGCGCCAATTACTAAAAAAGCTGTGCCCATCAAAAGTAAAATGTCCGTGACTACCTGTTTAATACTTGTGGTCGCGCCATCCCAATTAAGCGCAATGGCCGTAGCAAGAGAAGCGGCCCCAGCCACCAGTAACCCAATGCCAAGGGGAATATTGGCACCAGAAAATGTAAAGACAGCACCCAAAACCAAAAGCGCACCACTTACGATTTCCAAAATGCCGGTAATGGTGTTTCTCATTTCGGCATCCATTGACCCCCAGTTTATGGCCGCCGCCGCTGCAAGAGCCGCAGCACCAGCCGCAATAAGCCCGATACCGAGAGGGATATTCGCGCCGGAGAACGCCAATACTGCACCAATTGCCAAAGCTGCCGTGCCAAGAATTACAAGGACTCTTGTAATGGCCGTTTGCAAAGGGCCATCAAGAGCGCCCCAGTTTTCAGCGAGCACAGAAACAAGGCCGATTGCTCCCGCCGCCATAAGTGCAAGGCCGAGAGGGACATTGACGCCAGAAAAGGCAAGAAGAGCGCCAAGTGCAAGTAGTGCACCAGAAACATACACCGTCAGCTCGTCAATTTTCCGCTTGTATTCTTCTGTGTTAAAATCCTCAAAAATCGGGCTGATTCCCTCCGAAGCAGCCGCTCCAGCGCCTCTCCCTTGTTCGTTTTCAGACAGCTTGTTGATGGTGTCAAAGCTGGCAAGCGACTTCTCCGCGTCTTTTGCCGCGTTCCCTACACCGTTCAGGGCTTCTGTTTCCTTATACAGTCCCTCCGCCGCCTCTGCCGCCTGCTCTTGCGTCATGCCAAACATAGCGGATACAACGCTCGATATGGCGGTGACGATTCGATTCAGAATATTTACAAATGTTGTGAAGGCTGGTATAATGACGTTGAAAAGCGGCTGAACCATCGTCAGTAAAGCGCCCTTGAACCGTCCAACGGCTTCCGACGCTTCATCGTTTACCTTGATGATTTTTCCAATCCACTCTGTAAACGCAGTCACCGCCCGGAACGCAAAGCTGAACATAAGGCTCATTCCGATTGCCCGCCCGATATTGTCGGCAAAACGAGACGCCTGTTTTCTGGCCTGGTTCATCGAATTAGCCAGTTTTTCCACATTAGCGCTTCCGGTAGCAAGATGTGCCTGAATGGCTCCGGCCCGCTCTTCTGACAGGTTAAGCTCTAAGCTTGCCTTACTGATTGCGTTGTTGTAGTTCTCAACCTGACCTTGTACCTTGTTCCATTCGTTTTGAAGCAGACGTACCTGCTCCTTTTGCTCCTGGATTTCCGCTTTACCTACACCGCCGTAGCTTGTGCTTTGGAGAGAAGTCAACTTTGCCTTTGCGGCGTCAAGCTGCGCACCCAGTTCCTTTGACTGTTCCACCAAAGGCATTTTCTGCTGTTGCTTGACATAAATTTGGTCGTTGAGCGTTTGAATCTTCCGGTTAAGTCGATTTAGTTCCTGTTGCGCTTTTTTATCATCAATTCTGGTTTCAATAATGATTGAACCATCTGCTGCCATAAAATCATCACCTTTGGAGGGGAATTGAAATGGGAAAACTGATGAAATGTAAGACTTGCGGGGCGGAAATCACAAAGTCGGAAAAAGCATGCCCCCTCTGCGGGGCGAAGCAGCACAAGGGCGTCTATGTTGCCTGCGCAGTGGTAGCGGCGATCGCCGTCATTGGCTGTGTGGCCGTCGTGGCCGGTTCCATGGGCGGTAGAACGTCCAGCACCCAGAACACTCAGGGCGACCACACAGCCAAAACCTTGACATTTTCCGGTGATGGCTTCGAGGCGGAGTACAAGGGCTGCTCCAGCTCCGACTTAGTGGACGGGTGCTTTTATGTCTCCCTCTCCGTGAACAACACAGGCGACGTAGAGCAAATGTACGTGCTCGATGATGTCTATGTGGAAAATTCTCACTGTTCCACAGGGACAGGCTTGCCCGTGACTGCTCTTCCAGGGAAAGGTGTGACTGGATCCTTCATCGTGTCTTGTGAGACGCCGCTTGAAGATGTTGAAAAAGTGGAGTTCCGCCTTTCTGTCTTAAATAGCGAGACGCTGGACCAATTGACGGAAAGCGATGTGATTACGGTCTACCCAAATGGATGATCAAGGCCGCTCCTTTTGGGGCGGCTTTTTTATGTCCACGCCTTGATTAGCGCTTCCTCTGACTCTGTGTAGCGGACCTTTATATCTACAATTTCTTTATTTTTTCTGTAAAATTCTTGTTCGGTTTTATCCAGCCTTTTGCCTTTTGCCTTTTTGCTTCTAATTCCAACGATTTGGGCAAACAGGCAATCGCCGATTTCCATGTACGCGGAAAGAAAGGTCCACCAGTGTACGCCGCCTGTGTTGGACTCCGTGTCGTACTCTAACGCCCTGGTCTCATAGCCCAGCACCCGGTTTACCGGGGCCACGATGTACTGGAAGTCTTGCTCCCACGCCACAAGCTGAGGTTGCTTTTTTTGCCCCTCCTGCTCCTGGCCGCCGTTGATAAATTTGAAGCACTCTTTTAATGCAACGTCGTAGTCGGTCAGCACCTCGAAGTCCACATAGAACATCTGGAGCACGGCAAGGGCACGATCCTCGTCACTTAGTTCCGGGTCGTTTATTGCCTCAAAAATGTCCAGGATGACCCGGAAGTCATAGCGAACGGCAAATTCCTTCCCGTCTATTTCAACGCTTTTGGGGAGTCTGTAGCCCATGCCGTACTACCTCACTTGTGGTACTTCTGATATTTTGCAGTGTATTTTGCAATTCGTGGATTGGTTGATTTCTGTTCTCTGGTGTATGTGCTGTCGATTTCGTCCATCACGGCCAGCATCAGGTTGCACCACGCCGGAAGCCCAGCGGCCACAGCGTAAACGTTCATATCGCCAAAGAGTACATCACTCACCGGAACGCCAAACAGGCCGTCGATGATTCCCCGCATTTCAGCATCCCGCTCCCTGGCAAAGTCAAACACCTCTCGTTTGTTTGCCATCTTCTCGACCTGGGCCTTATATCCCTCCTGCTTCTTGTCTAGTTCCTCAAAGGCGGAGTAAAGGCGCTCCACAAAGTTGCTGTCTGTTGGGTTAAATGTGACCTCACACTTTCCGTTCAGAGAGTAAGTAACAAGGCCCGATTCAAAGTTCAGTTCCTTCATGTGTTACACCGCCCCGCCAGGAGTAAAGGTGACCGTGCTGCCGGTTCTCGTTACTGTGCCAATGGTACGCTCGCCGCCGTAGGTAATCTCTGTGGAAATTTCCAGGTTGCCTCCGCCCTCGCCACCAATGCGGGTCACGGCAATGGCGCTCCCGCTGTACCGCTCTGCAAAGGTAGCCTCGCCGGAATCGGCGTAGAAATGAGCGATCAGCATATCCTGGTTGGCAAGAGACTGGGCGTTCTGGTCCTTTACACCAAGATTCCACAGCTTTACTGCGGCAGCGTCTCCAGCGTCCATAGGGATAGGGTCAAAAGACTGGGTAATGATGGGCTTCTTCATGGTGGTCCAGGTGTTTCCCAGGATGTCCTGCGTGGATTCCTGGCTCCAGTCCATTTCCTCATCGGAGTCTTCCACACGCTTGCCGAACGCACTCCATGTGGGAGTCTCTGCGGTCCCTGTGTTAAGATAGGCGATCAGAAGTTCTCTGGCAATGGTCTGGCCCGCCGTAGTGTTAAATTCAAGGTCTGCCATTATGTTTTCTCCTTTCACACGCCAACTTCATAGGTCAGCTTCATCAAAATTTGGTAATCCTCATATCCATCCTCATAGGAGGCAAATTTGGAGGACTGAGTGGTGGGCTCTACTCTGAGCGCCCGAATCTCGTCTCCCAAATCAGGGAGATTTTTTCTTGCCCAGTCACCGAAGTGGTTCAGCCGCTCGTCCGCGTCCAGGCGCTTGTCATTACTGCGTCCAGGCTTGATGCGATAAATCAGCTTGAATTGATATTCTGCCTGATAGCCGCCTAGGATGAACCGCTTTGTGATATAGGTACCCTGGATAGTAGACAGGGCCATACCGGTCTCGTCCCCCTGGTCGGAAGTCAGGAACTCATACTTGATGATATCCACCGGCTTCTCCGGGAAGGTGTTGGCCCATACCAGCATTGAGCGGGATATCTTGCCTACTTCCTCTGCCGCCGCCAACATGCGAGGTTTTTCTTTCTTATCAGAGATCATCTTTCACCGCCTTGTCTGCCACACGGATCCATTTTCCCAAGTTTTCGGCCTTGCTGGCTTCGAACCAGTGGTCCTGGGCTTGTGCGTGCATCGCCTTGTTGAACACTAGATTTTTGTCCGTCAACACTTTTGTGGTGCCTTTCCGGGCATAACTGCTGCCAGTCTCTGGGTCTACCATAAGTTTCCCGTTGTACAGATACCTGGATTGAGGGCCAGGGTAAATAATCAATGGGCCGTCCACTTTCGTTCTTCGGTCAAGGTCTCCGGTCAGAGCCGGAACAAACGGAGAAGTGTCTTTTTTTACCTGGAGTGCCACAGTATGCTCCGCTTTGGTACATCCCTCAGCCAGTTTGTCCTTGATTGACTCCAAGCCATCGGTGTGTACCGTGAATTTCGGCATTTCAGACGCCTCCGACTTCCCAATGGGACATATCTCCGCCAAAATTCTTGAAGTCCACCTTGGTCACGTCATACACGTCATCGGAGGCAGCCTCTATGGTCTGCACTGTCCAGTCCGGGTGTACAGCCTCGCCCTTGACGAAAAAGCAGTTTCGGCCCACAGAGAGGGTCCACAGGGCGGATTTATCCTCTGTCCTCCAGAACTCAATAGGACCGATATACCGCTTTGCCGCACCGGTCACGCCGTCCACGGCCTCCACACTGACCGGGATATAGAGGGTTACCGCGTCCGCTCCCTCCAAGCCGCTTTTCGTCACGTTAGAGCCCTTGGAAGCATCTAGGAGGACCCCACGCAGTATGGTGATATGATTGACCATGGATGGTTCAAAATCGTTCTCCGGGAGCTCTGTGGTCTCTGTGTTATAGACCGTCACAACATGGGGGAACATATCCACAGGAGCACCCCCTTCCCCGGTATAGGAGACCGGTGGTCCCTAAATACCGCTGGGCGATCGCCGCAAGGGAAGCCTGCGCCGCCTGTGCGGAGGAAAGGGCCTGTTGAGCGCTGTCCCCGCCGCTGCGGTAGGTCTTGGACCAGCTGCCTACGCTCTGGCTTTGCAGTTCGCCACCGGAGTTCATGGCGGAAGTCAGAGCCTTTTGCGCCAGCGCCTGCGCCGCGTCAATTGACTGGTACTGCTCCGCAATGGCGCAGCAGGCCATTCTCAGCGCGTCCAACTCGCTGTTTGGGGCCGCCCGGCCCTGCGTGTAGTAATCCAGAAAGGAACTTGCGCGCAGGGCAAGGCGGGAAAACTCGGCCTCCTGAATGGCTGTTCCCAGGTATGCAGTTGTATAATACTCATAGTCTGCGTAAGCCATCACAGCGCCTCCAAAACAGCCAGGATGTCGGCCTTTTTCATGGAGCTGCTGACGCCCTCCACGCCGTTCTCGTCCGCATAGTCCAGGAGCTCAGCCTTGGTCATGCCGGAGAGGTCTGGCGTGGAGAGCGAGGCCGTGCTCAACAGCTCATTTAACCCCCCGATACGGTGACCGTGGCGGTGTCAGTCTTGGAGGAATCCTGCTTGGACTTGGCTGTGACAGTCAGGCTGGTGTTGGTCTCGGCGGCGTCCACCGCCAGATAACCGGCGGCGCTGATCTGCGTCCCGGCGGCAACAGCGGACGAACCGCTCACGCTCCAGGTCACAGCGGTGCTATAGGGGCCACCGGTGCCAGTCACAGAAGCGGCAAACTGCTGTCCGCTGCCCTTCTCAACCGTCGGGGTAGCGGGGGTCACGTCCACGGCGCTGATGGTGCCTGTGGCGGCGGCGTATACGGCGAAGGGGAAGGCGTTGTCCAGGTCGGCATTGTAAGCGTTGATGGGGTTGGGGACCTCCCAGCCCAACCGCATGACGGCGCGGAGGGCCACCATATCGTTCTGCATCAGGTTATACAGAATGTCACCGGTGGTGGGGTCCTGCACCACACCACTATCAAAAATCTTGAAGGTCATATCCTGTCGAATGGCATAGACCAACTGGCTCCAGTCACCCACAATCGCAAGAGATTTCTCCGGATCATAAGCGCCGTTTACGGGGAAATACATACTCATGCCGTCCAGCGCGTAGCGGGTATCACCCTGCATATCAGTCTTGAAGATGGGCTGGCCGTTCTTGTCCACCAGCCCCCGTAGCTTGGCCCGCATCTGGATGGCGGCCATCACGCCGTTGGGGATGTATCCGCCCTCCTCAACCTTGGCGATCACACCATCCTCCGCCATGATATCGGCGAAAATGTCACCGGTTGCGGCCACCACAGTGCCAGCAGTCTCGGCAGAGGGAACGAGGCCCGCTCTCCAGGAGGTGGGCTTGTCTGTGCCGTACAGAATAGCGGCGTCAATGACCTTGCCAAAGGCTTCCTGGAGGCGGGGACGCACTTCACCCCAGATGTCGTAATCGCTGTCGTCCAACACCGCCTCGGGAATGGGGACGATGACCGCGATCTCCTCTGCATAGATTTTCTTCTTGTCCCACGCCATGTTGGTGGTCTTTTTTAGGGATGCCTTGGAGTCGGGCGCTCCGGTGGTCGCCTCGCCGTTCACAAAATAGGCGGTGGGCAGTGCGTCCAGCACGTTGAGGGTCTGGGTCTTGCTGGTCATGTTGGGCAGCCGACGGGCCATCCGCAGCACGGCGGACTCTGTTACGGCTCCCTGGATAATCTCACGGGTCACGGGTTCAGGGATCAGCCCGGACAATCTGCTTCTGTCGATAATATCGGCCATTGATAGGCTCCTTTCTTACTTGAGTGCGCCCCGGATCAGGGCGTTCATCACGTCGTTTTCTCCTGTTTTGGGGCTTCCGCCGCCCACAGGGGCGGTCCAGTCGAAGGTAGTTTTCTTGCGGTCAGCGGTCAGGGCATCCACGGCCTGTTCAAAGGTGGTCTTGTCGTCCACCATCTTCCCGGCCTTGAAGGCGATAAACTCCGCCTCCTCTCCGGTCAGACCCTTTTGGGCCAGATACAGGTCGCGTTTCAGCTGGTCCCGCTCCGCCTCCGCGGCGGTCAGCTTCCCGGCCAGCGTATCCCGCTCTCCGGTCAGCTTGTCCCAGCGGTCCTTTTCGCCGGCCTGTCCATCCTTCCAGGTCCGGTAGGCGGTCAGTTCTTCTTCGCTGGGCATACCCTTTGTTGCCTTGGCTACGGCTCTTGCTTTTTCTTTGCTGATGAGCGCATCAACTTCGGCCTGAGTAAAGGTAACCTCGCCACCATTGCCCGGTGTCGGCTCCTGCACCGCAGGATTTGTAATAGGTTCAGACATTTTTGAAACCTCCGTTTATTAGTCACCCCGTCGGGTGCCGTTTAAGGCCCGTCGGCCTCGGTTTTACGCCTCTCGGCATGGATAAACAAACAAAAAAGAGGCCAACCGCCTACGATTTGTAAGCAGTTGACCCCAACGGTCCTTCTCCGGCCCCTATCGGTCAGAGGAACGATATACTGTTTTCTTCTTCTCCTCCAAGATGAGGAATCCGTTTTCCTTTTTTCTAATAATGGCATCATTGCCACGATCAAGAATAGCCTTGATGATGGCCCATGCTTTTTCATTCATCAGAAACCTCTGTGTCTTTTACAACATCGTCAAGATAAATAGACCAAAAAGGACGCCAATTCGGCACATTTTCCGTTCCAATGTTAATAAAAAGCGTCGCTGCTCTACTTTTATCTCTCCGTTTCATTTCCTCTATCACTTTTTCAACGCTCATGTGTACTACACCCTCATCCTTTCCCTTTGCAACGGTAAGTCAGCCGCCTCACTAAACGCCTTGTATTCCGCGTTTAACCGGCGTATACGGGCGGTTACTGCCTGCTCTTCCTTGCTCAGGCCTGCGGCCTTGTATGCGGTCTGCTCCCGCTTTAGCTTGCGGACGGTGTGCTCGATTTGTCTCTGCTTTTGCGTGGCCTCATAGGCTGTATAGTGCTTGCCCTCAAAGTCCACGTCATGGCCGTCATCAATGTGGGCCAGTTCTTCGTCGGTGTATGTGCGCTCCATCACACCATCCACAAACGCCGTCCTGATATGGCGGCAGTTGGCTCCTTCCAGGCCGTCCACATAGCCCAGGCCACACACCTCGTAGATGCTCGGATATTTGTCTCCGATCCTGACGGAGTAGACCCGGCCCTGCCATTCCTTGTGGTTCTGCCAGCCGACACCGGTGTCACGGGCCCCGATATGAGCGGACACCTCAAAATACGGCGTTTCCAGATACTCGGCGCTCTGTTCCGTGTATTTGGAACAGAGTTGGGACACGCCCGTCATCACCGCCCGGCGGGCCGCCACGTCGATCTGGTCCCGGTGCCCGCTCTCATAGTCCACAATCTTGATACCGCTGTCCGCCAGCTGCTTGACGGCGTTTTTGATGGCCTGGTTGTAAGAGACAGCCCCGCTCATAACTTGCATCTCTGCGTTGTCTAGCGCCCATTGATAGGCCCTGCCCGGGGCAAGCATCGTCCGCCCGTTGTCTACCAAAAATCCCATTGAGCGGGTCAGGTTGCCGACTTCTCGCTGGGCTTGTGCCATAATGGCAACAATATCGGTGGCACTCACCAGCGTTTCAGGAGCCGTCAGGCCCGCAAGGTCTATGACCTCTTTGTAATACTCCTGGTTGCGCTCCACCGCGCCGTCCAAGAGCTTTTTAAGGTCCCGCTGGCTGATGTTGGCGGTACGCTGGATGGCCTTTTCGATTTCCTTCAGGTCGATGCCGTGGGAGCGAAGCGCCCGGATGTCCTGCACCGTGACCTCGTTCAATTCGCCAGCCAGTTTCAGCCGGGAGCATATCTCGTCAAGGAGGGTTGCTTCCAGACTGCGGTATAGTTTGGTCAGTCCTTCCGGGAGGGCATCGAGAAGTTCCGGGGTGAATGGATATCTCATTCAATCTCCTCTTCTTCCTCGTCTGTCATATCCTCCATCTTTGGAAGCATCTTCTTTGCCGTGGCCTCGTCCTCGTTCATCCACTTAGACCGGAACTCCCAGTCATTCATGATACCGGCGTTCAGAAGCTGCATATCCCTGGAAAAATCAGACTGCTTGTCCTCGATGATGGAGTCATCAAAGTCAATGGAAATCTCCACGTCCTCATTCAGTCCGGCATTCATGGCCGTGTTTCCCAGGCGGAGCATGATCCGGCACAGCTCGGTCAATACCTGCTCCAGAATGATTTCATGTTTCTTGATCGTACGGAACATGGTGCTGTTTTCGCTGATGACCTGCGTCGCTGTGGCCACGCTGCCCTGGCCGAATCTGTAATGATTCTCTCCGAAGCCGCACTTGCTGGACAGCAAATTGAGCTGGTCCTGGATTCCTGTATTGTGCTCCTGCGTCCGAAGGGTCATATCAATGGGTGTAATGACCGCCCCGTCTTGAATGTCCTCTGGCAGCACATAGAACACGAGGTCGTCACTGTCAAAGACCGGCTCACCGTCTAAATAGCTGGTTGCCGACGGCTTGACCATCACCCGCTTTTTCCCAAGCACAAACTCATTGACATAGCTGTCATAGGCCACGTCAACGCCCTTGAGCACATCTATGGCGCTGGAAAACACAGAGACGCCAAGCGGGATGTTGTCATCGTAGTTGTTGGCGATATTTGGCCGGTCAATGACAAACTGCCGACGGTCCGACTCCGTATGTACCACCTGAGGGACCCGCTCGAAGCCCGCGACATCGGTCAGCGCTACCTCGGAATCCACATTGCCGTTTCGGTATCGGTAAATGCGATTCTCAATGTCATACAGGCCGTTGACCTTGTGGTGAATCTGGAGGTAGCAGAAATCCTCTCCATTGACGGTGACGGTGCTGGAAAAGGCGCACTCGCTAATGATGCCATTCTGCCAGGACAGCGGCCAGATGTGTTCCACGGTCACATAGTCCATCACAATCCCGTCGGCGCTCCCGGGGACAGGTCCCTCTTCCGTGGCCTCCATTCCCACAACCCGGGGGATAAAGGCTACTGTTCCGAGGGCAAACGCCTTTTCTTGCATCTCATTGGACTTGACCCGGAAGTTGTTCTCCTCGAAAACCCAGTCTATAAACTCCTGCTCCTTCTGGCCTTCCAGGGTGATTTTTACCTTCTCGTTCATGAGCAGATTTGCCCAGTCCTCCGGGATTTTCTTTCCCATGTTGAGGGTGTACCGCTTGCAGCGCACCATCCCGGCCCCGTTTCGTACCCGGTAACGGTGGAACCCCTTCACGTCGCCCTCATACCAAGACTTCCACTCCTGCACTTTTGTGTAAAACTCCTCCGGCACCGTGGAGTAACCAAGCTCTTTCAGTTTTTCTGTAATATTCATGCCGTTATCCCCATTCTTCGGAATACTCTCTCCAGGGCATATCTAGTAGCGTCAATCAGGTGATTGTTCTCATCAGGATAACCGCTGATAATTTCTCCGCCCTTATTTCGCTCATACTCATAATTCACAAACTCGTTGTATGCATTTGGCGTTCTTCTGCGGTCAATGACAATCTTCCGCCTCTGGAGCCACTTCATGCCGTACTCTACGCTCCCAGGTCCCTTGATAGCCTCCTTGGCTGGGAGCCCCATCGCCCGGTAGTCCGCTGATGATTTAGGCTCTGCGCTGTCGCAGGTAATGTAAGCGTCCTTGTACCCTTTGGAAAGAATCAACTTCCCGCTCGCCTCGTTGGTCAGCTTGTTTTGGTATATCTCGTCCATTAGGTATATTGTCTCTCTGGCGCGGTCATAGTGGAGGCGGATAAAGGCAAATGGATCGGGAAACCATCCCCAGTCCACGCCCTGGTAAATCTTATCGAAGGAAGCAATCTCTTTGTCTGTAATTTCTCGCAATTCCAGGTTTTCAAATACATTTCCGCCGGTCCCAACAGCCTCGCCTAAGTATTCGTGACGGTACGCCCGCTCGTCTGTGGCCTTCAGATGTTCGGCTTCCGCCAGGAACTGCGCTCCCAGCCACTCTGGCGGGGCCTCAAGGTATGTACTCTTGTGACACAGCCTGTCCGCCCGCTCTTCCAAACTGTCCTTGTTGGCCCAATTATCCCTGGAAATCGGCGGGTTATAGCTTTCAAAGTTCCAGAACTTAGAGCCACCACGCATAGTAGATTGTAAAATGGTTCGTATCTCTGCCCGCCCTGCGAACTGATCCTTTTCCTCAAAATGAGTAACGGCGATATACCCGAATGGGACCTTGATGGACTTGATCTTCATGGGATCGTCGGCGCCACGGAACATGATCTTTTGACCTGTCGGCTTATAGATCAGCTCCATGGGCTGCACCTTTGCATCCCAATACTGCGCCATGCCCAGCTCTCCGATTGCCCACAGGTACTGAGCATACACACTATCCCGGATGGTGTTTGCCACCTTGCGGAGCACCAATGCATGAGTACACGGATTATTTATCAAAATCAATGGGAGCAGCAATGACACACAAGATGATTTCAGTGAGCCACGCCCCCCGGAAAGGTCGTAGTGAGTGTGCCCGTGCTGGAACACGTCACGGGCCAGCAAATGAAATGCGGGGCCAAGTACAGTAGATAAGCGCACCTCAGACATCAATAATCACCTGCACCTTGCCCTCTTCCCCTTTGCCCTTGACGAGCGCCCATTTATCAATCAGCGTCCCGATTGCCGTGGTGATCTGCGCCGGGGTTGCTTCCTTTAGCTTTTCCTCATCGTTCAGCACCGTCAGGCCTTTCCCGATGATTTCACACACCATACCCCGCTGGCTTTCCATATAAGCCAGAATATCGGCGGTATTGTCCTCTTTTTTCTGTTGCGCTTTTTGGGCGAAATTTTCGCAATTCTGGATGATTCGCTTTACTGTGTCTTTCGACACTCCATTCATCTTAGCGACAGCGTTATAGCTTTCAACGGCCATATAGTCAGCAATTATTTTCTTTTTCTGCCTATCTGTCAGCCGTGCAGCCATGATCGCCACCTCTCATATGGTTTCTTTTTTCGGAGGAGAGGACGGGTGCGGGAATCCGCCCTCTCCTGATTTGCTGCGGGCCACCCGCCGCAGCTCGGGGCACATCCATAGGGCCGTCCATATCCTCATGCGGGTAAGGGCGGCATATAGCCCTTACGGGCTATGTTGCAGGTTTACGGCTTTGCCTGCGTGCCGCTGCCGGGAGGGATGCCCGGCGAAGGGAAAGGAGGAGGAAATGGAAGGGAGCGGGATGCATTCGCCCCCACGCTCCCATTGTCGCATAATTACCGGATTTGCTTCCCACTTTTGTGGGAGGGCTTCCCTCTTATTTTTGAGATGATAAAAGGTTACAGTCTATGTACAAACGGAAAGTTTGTACGGCCCATTAAGTAATCTGTGCTGACGCCGTAATAGTCAGCAATCTTATATAATGCGCCCATTGACGGCTCTACTTCTCCCCGCTCATACCGTCTCAGCATATCAGGGTGCAACCCCATCAGCTGCGACGTCACCGTCATACTCCGCACTGGACGCATGTTCTCCCTCAGCCTCCTCAGTCTCTCAGGGAACTCGCTCAAGTGTTATCCTCCCTCACAAAAAATATCAGATAATTTTAGCATTTTGTATTGACAACTAGGTAATATTGGCGTATAATATAATCACAGTAAGGGATCGGGCAGACCAAAACTAGGAGGAGCAAAAATGGAGAAATACGGATTGACGGACGAAACTATCGAGATCCTGACGGGGAAAGCGGAAAAAATTATGAGCTACTATGACAGCTACAAGTTGGACGCGCGCGAGTGGAAAAACTACGGGAAGCACCGGGTATATGTCACGGTTAGCGGCTATCATGGAGATGACCTCCAGAAGACCTATAAACTTGCTTGGGTCGATATGGACAACGAGCAAAAAATCACCTGGCAATATTAACGCAGAAACGTCCCGCCCCGGAGGTCACGAGGGCAGAAGGAGAAGGAAAATGAAAGTAAGAGAAGTTATCAAGATTAAAGAGTGGGTTGACGGAAGCGGATACAACTACGAGGAGATATACAGCGACAAGCTTGTAGACGTGGACGTTGAAGAAGAGGTGCAAGAGAACTTTAGCTGGGATTGGTGGGAAAAAGATAGCTCCGTTAGGGGAAACGAGGACTTAAGGATTATCGTGGAGTATTACAGGGTATCAGATGATACGATGATCGCAAAATTTGAAGCATGGCAAAGCGAAATCTAAAAACAGAAATCTCACCCCGAAACTCACGATGGCAACAAAAAAGGAGGATGCAAAATGGGAAAATCCAACGAGATCACTCTTATCGCTTTGTCCTGCTTCGGCGGGAAAGCAGTAGTCAAGTTTTCTGAGGACGGATGGGATGTCGTGTCCGATGACCGCAAGGTCAAAGATGGATATCTCCACTTGGACGCTTCCGCGCCTGGCGGCATCCCGGATGATTTAACCGAGCCTGTCAAAATACAGCTTATGCGTTACCTGTACAAGCATCACCCTGACCTCCCCGGCCTGGGAGTTACCCCTCAAGCTAAGTATTTTAGTGGGTATAGTCTGGATGACGTGGAGCGGCTCGGCAACGACGGTGAGCACGGATACTACAACCAGGTGATCAAATGAGACGTAAATACGGAGACTGTATCCGGGCAGACGGCGACTGTACCGTCTGCCACCTGGTGTCTTACGGACGTGACTGCCGCAATAAGCCAATCACAAATCTGGAGTGGGCCCGCCGCCGTGAGCACATGAGCCTCGACGAGCTATCAGCGCGGTCCGGCGTCAATAAAAGACAGATCCAGCGCATCGAGCAGGGCGAGGGTAAGATGGGCAACGTCACCCTCACCAATGCTCTGGCTCTGGCGGACGCGCTGGACGTGGATGTGAGGGAGCTGCTGTAATGTGCGCTCTACCGCGCATCCCCCCCGCACCAAGCCGCCCCATCACAGGGGCGGCTTTTTTGTTTCCCCGCCGGGCGGGTCCGGCAGCGGCATCCAGTGGGTGACATTGGCATCCTCCCAGTTGAGCCATTCGTCTATAATCCACCCGTCGGCCTTGTTCCACGAGCCAAGCTGATACGTTTCTTCAAGCGTGATATTGCTTTTCGGGAGGCAGCACCACGACCCCCCCTCCCGGTCGGCCTGGGCCAGCTCACGGAGGCGGGGCGATTTTTCCGCGCAAACTCCGCCCCGCACTCCTCACAGGTGTAGATCAATTCAGCCCTCATCATGCTCCAGCCTCCTGGGGAACCCTACCCGGTATATTGCCTCCATTATCCTGTCCGCGTTTTCAAGCGTCCGACTTTTGCGATAGTCGGATGCCGCGCACTCCACCTCTTTCCAGAGACGCACAGTGTGGGAAAGGCACCGCTCGCGGAAGGCAGCTGCACGCGCCTCCTCATCCCTCGCTCTAAGGATTCTCTTTTTGTCCGCGCTGCCTGTCTCGCGGCTGATAAGCCTGCTGTGATATTGCACGTACAGCCCACGCAGCTGCAAATAGGCCGCACGGTCCGCCGCGCTCAGTCCCGGCGGGATTGGCTCTCCCCTCATCGCGGCTTGCTCATATTCAAATACCATTCCAGAGTCCTCACCGCGCTCTGCCATCCGTGACACACCTCCCACGCGAAGCCTTGTGCAATCAGCCGTTCTCCCCACCAGTCCTGCTCTGGGCTGGTTCTGCCTTTTTCGCTCTTGAGTTCGATATAAAGCCCATGGTACATCCCCCTCGCCACAGGAAGGCACAGGTCCGGGACGCCCTTCTTCACACCCATGGCCCGATCTATCGCGACCTGTTTTTCGCCTTCCGTCGTTTCGTTTTTTACGTGGTGCAGCAGCGCCAGTTCCGGCCATTTCCCGCGAATAGAAGGCTGCCGGGACCACTTCATAACCGCGATCTGGTGCTTATACTCCCTCGCTGCCACGTCTGTCCACCTCCAGGAATCGAATGATTTTTGTACCCGATTTCTCCCTGCCCTGATTGACCCTGTACCCGTTTCGGACCAGAATCACCGCCACAGTCTCAAGGTCCGCCGGCTTATCGATATAGATCTTCATGATCATGACGCTTTACCTCCAAACAATCGATTCAGGATTTGAGACGCCTGGAATTTTGTCAGTCCTTTCACGTCAAACCCCTTGCACCGGCGGGCAATGATTTTAAGCTGCCCCTCTGTGGCGGGCGCCCTCCCCCAGCGCCTGGCAATATTCAGATCCCAAATCGGCCGGCTGTCCGAACAGTGCGTTTCCAATGTAAGATACATCTTGTCCAACGCGGCCTGCATGGGCATTCTCTCTCCCGCCACAAGGGTCATACCAAGGGAATCCGGGCAGGGAATGACCAATTTTGTTTTTTCGGGCAGAGACACCACCATGGACCCATCCGGCATCTTGAAATAATTCACATCATGGGTGTTGTACTGCTGCCCCCTGGCCCACAGGTCCACGATCTCCACATTCTTGATCCAACTCTCCGGACAATCCGACGCCGACGCCGCCTTGATCGGGAGCTCGAACAGCATCCCCTGCACTTCGTCCGCTTTTCTGGCCGGAACATCGTCCATGCTGATCCCGAGCAGAGATGGCGCTGTACAGATGGACGCTTTCCCCGTCACGCCCACGCAATCGATCAGGATGAGCCGCTCTTTCCCCGGGTAAAGTCTGAGCCCTCGTCCGACCATCTGGGCATATAGGGCGTCCGATTGCGTAGGCCGGGCAATCATCACCGTCTCTACTCTCGGGATGTCGGTCCCCTCGGTGAATACCATACAGTTGACCAGGCACGGGATCTCTCCCCGGGTGAACGCCTCAATGATCGCCGCCCGGTCCTTTGTCTCTCCCGTCACCACCACAGCTCCATCGATGCGTGCCGCGATCTCCTCCGCCTGGTGGACCGACACCGAGAAGATCAGCGTGGCCCCGACGGCATGGCCCCGGTATGCCTCCGCGATCGCGTCCGCTGTTCCCTCCATGGCCTCGTCCAACTCTCCGGGGGCGTAATCTCCAGCCCTGGTCCGCACGCTGGACAGGTCATACCCAATATGTATCCGCTTGCATAGGATGTCGCAAAGCCAACCATTTTCGATCCCCCACCGCAGATCACGGGAAAAAATGATGTTGGAGAACACGTCGTTCAGCCGGACCTTATCTCCCCGATTGGGAGTGGCCGTGAACCCAAGCGTCAGCCGCGGCGAGAAATGATCCAGGATGCGCCGGTATGTGCTTGCGGCAGCATGGTGGCACTCGTCCACGATGATGGTGTCGAATTCATCCGGTGAAAACCGCTCCAGACGTCGCGCCATGCTCTGTACCGATGCGCTTACCACCTCTTCTCCGGCACTGTGTTCTTTTGCTCTCTCGACACCGAATGAGCAGCCGTAGTATTTTCTGGGCTGACTGACCAGCTCTTCCCGGTGGGAGAGGATCAGGGTTCTTCCCTGTCGAGGGATATTTGCAAAAGTCACTGTTTTTCCCAACCCAGTCGCCATTTGGACCAGATAGGCTCCAGGCGTCTGCACCTGGATGGTTTCTATGCATTCCTTCTGGTAGTTTCTTAACTCCATTTTACCTCCTGTCGTGGTACAACGTGTGACGCTGTGGTACAGCTTGTCCCACGCATCAATCCATTGCGGCGCAACGGATTGATGGTTGTTTTTACAGGGTGTGGGACTGTGGGACAACTTTTTTACCCTACGCGCGAGACGTGTATTAAACTTTTGTTCCCTTCCTCTAAGCATAAGCTTCATATACACACACTCTTATATAGCGTGTATTTACTGTACCACATGTACCACAGTCCCACAGAACCCGGAATCCATTGCGGCCCTAAATTTCCTACTGTGGGACAAGGATTTATTTTTTGTACCACAAAGCACCTCAAAGCGGTAATTCTGCCTCTTCTCTGTCCACATCGTCCACAATCTCCTCTAATTTTAGAGATACGCACTCGGTCAATTGCCCGTTGATTCGCTTCCCTCGGGTATAGTTCCGGCCTCTTGTCTCTATCAGATCGTTTGATTTCAGGTAACTGAGCGTGGCGGCCGTGGAAAACCCTGCGTCACTTACCACGCGGTCAAACACCGACCGGACGATGTAGGCCCGCCCCGGCTCTATTGCTCCGAGCACCTCCAGCGTCTCAGATCGTCCACACAGCTTGTTCGCGTTCTGCACGGCCCAGTCGCATAGATAGTGATAAGCGCGGTCTCCGGCGCTGACCGCGGCCTTGGAGGCCAGGAAAGATGACACCTCCGCTTCGCTCAAAGGCACAGCCTTCCCCGCAAAGACCCACTCATTGGCGAGCCGGTCCGCCTCAATGACGGCAGCCGCAGCCATGGCCTGCTTCTCCGTGGTGTCGTTGGCGGACAGTGTCCGGAATAACACCTGATACTCTGATACCACCCGGTCGATGACGCCAGGTTCATACAGTTTTCCGACGAACTCGCGCCCAGCAAAGCCGAAGTTCCGCTTCAGGGAGCTTGATATTCGTATGCCGTCCGTGATAACCGCCTCGGAGGCCCTGCACTCGATGTCGATGACGCGGTTCACCGCTCCGGCGCCGGCGTTCTGCCCGGTCAACGGACTTTCCCCCGTGGTCAGGATGCAGTTGTGCCAGGTAGGCGTCATATCCACGCCCCCGCCCCGGTTGCCACGGGTACGGCCCACACCTTGCGCCAGCTTGTACACATCAAATTGGAGCCGTCCCCGGCTGTCCCTGGCGAGCTGTAGCTCGTCCAGGCAAAGAGGCAGGTGGTTTAGAAAAGCCGCCGTCTTCTCGCTGCCCACCACTGTGGCGTCAAAGGTCTTGACATAGGCGCCCATCACAGGGTCCGCCCATACCGACGCCGCCAGCATCAGCGCCACGGTTTTGCCGGTGCCGGAATCCACGCCCCACAGGTGGACGAAAAATGGAAGCGCCCCCAGAGGCTCCAAGAGCGCGGAGGCAAAGGAGGCCGCCAATATGATTCTGGCTGTGGTGGACATACCCCGGCACTCTAAAGCCACCCGCTCCCACTCCTCCCGGCTGCCTTCCGCTCTGACCGCGTGGAACATGGTCTTGAAATTGGCGTCGCCATCGAAGATCAGACCGTCTACAAAAGGGGAAAATCCCTCGCCGGATATGTACCCGAATCGGCCGATACTCTTCCGCTCCGGGATGCGGTCATAGTTCAGGTTCTCCAGGTCGTTCATATACTCCACAAACGCCCGCGCGTTCTGGCTGGTCACCGCGATTCCCAGCCTGGCCAGATCAGTCACCCTGTTGGCGTTGGCCAACACCACCTTCTCGACGATCGTGCTCCGCCACTGGGTCCCTTTGCGATAGGCCACCCGCACTCGTTCTTCTCCCGTGTCTATATTGACCAGCCGTTCCACCGGCATCACCGGATGCGGGCAGGCCGTCTCATATCCGTAGCCCGCCTTTCGGCATACACCGCCTTCGTCCGCCTCCCAGTCCCCGGCATTGAGCTCCATGGGCTGCCCGTCGAAAGCGGTCACATTGTCCACATACACCGTGTCCCGCTGCTCACGCATCGTCGTAACGTATGCCCGATACATCCCCTTGAACCCCTTGAATCCTTTGGACGCGGCATAGGAAGCAAGTGCCTCCAGCTCCCGGGCGTGCCGAAACGGCTCTTTGGCCGATTTATATAGCTGCTCATACGGAGCCGGCGTTAAAAAGTCATCTTTCTCATATTCGTACCCCAATCTATCACCTCCATGGATGCTCATCGAACCAGTAATCCAGCCTGTCGAGCTCCCGGCAGGCAACCGGGTATAACGGAGCATCCGGGCCCATCTGCTTCGACACCCACAGCGCCCGGTAGAGTACCGTGCGGGACTCATACTCCCGCCGGTACTCTTTTAACCGTCGGGCCTCGTCCATCCGCTCCCGGGCCGCCTGCGATGCCTGGGCATGTGTTGGACGGTGGTTTGTCAGCCCAAGGCTGAAATCATCATTCAGGCGAAGCACCGCTTGCCCAAAAGAGACTCCGAACAGCTCCATCGCGAAATCGATGACGCTCCCACCGCGGCCGCATCCGAAGCAGTGCCAGCCTCCGGTCCCGGGGTACAGCTTGAGGGAGGCTGTGCGATCTCCCGCGTGAAACGGGCAGTTCATAAAGCCGGACCGGTTGGGCTCGTATCCGTACCGCCTTGCCACCTGCTCGGCGGTCAGTGATTCCTTGATCCTGGCTGCTATCCCGTCAGAACGGAAGTTCACCGTCATCCTCCAGATCGGCAAAATCTCCAGCGCTCACATTCACTCCGCTTCCCGCTGCCCTGTAGGGCGGCAGTTCACTCTCCGGCACATTCCCGCCCTCCGACTGTTTGGGCCCGCAAAAATGCACTCGGTCCACCGTCATCTCGTTGGTCGACCGCTTGTTTCCGTTCCTGTCCGTCCATTCTCTGGTGGACAGCTTTCCCTCCACGATGATTTCCTGGCCCTTATGAAAATATTTTGCCACCATCTCTCCGCTAGATCTCCAGGCCGTGCAGGAGAGAAATAATTTTGTCTCGTTTTCCCTGTACTTTTCCGACCACGCCACCGTGAAGGAGCATACAGGTGTGCCGGAGTCGGTGCTGCGCAGCTCCGGTTCACGCACCAACCGCCCCTGAAGGGTCATATGGTTAAGCATGCTCGTTCACCATCCTGTAATCTGTAATTCGGTCCAGATGCTTCCGACTAATGCAATACGGGCACGTACCACAGCTCACCGGCTCTATTTCGTGCCGTTTGATCGCCTGATAGCGTGGTGACAGACTCCTGACCTCCTCGAGCTTCGCGGTCAATTCCTGATCCGGGATGTAGATTGCATCCAGGTTCGGCTCGGCCTCTTTGGTGCCGACTGCCAAAATAAATGGCAGCATATGACCCTCGACCGCTTGATAAATGGCCCCCTGTATGTCGTAGCCCCATGCTCTGGCAAAGGGGACCATCCCCCACTCCTCATCGGACCACACATCCGCCGTATCCCGCATGATTTTCTGGTCTACAATCGCACCCTCGCAAAAGCCCATGGCTTCAGAGGTGAGCGGATACCGTTCAACGATCTCACGGCATGTGTCCGCGTCCAGCAGACTGTCGATTTTGATTTTATAGGGCACTCCGGCAATCTCTCCGGTCAAGACCACCTGTTTTTGGCCGGACATTAGCAGCATGTACAGGCCGTCCGCCTCAAGCCGTGAGATGATCTTCTCTGCATGAGCGTACTCAGCCTTCAGGGCGCCGTCCCGCTTAAACAGCTCCGGATTCTGCGCTTTGAAGGCCGCCAGCGTGCCCTCAAAATATGCGTCCACATAGGCCCCCACCAAGATGGCGGAGGTTTTGGGTGTGGCGTATCGGCCCTCCAGTTCGGCCAAGGCCGCCGCTTCACACCTCCTGAACGCTTTGAACTGGCTGGATCCCATGTAAGCCATCTGAATCTCGGGCATAAAGTAATTCTCATTCGTCACTGTCGGAAGATGCAATGTTCTCCTCCTTGTTCTGTTCCGCCTCCGCCGCTTTTCTCTTAACGGCGCAGTCTGCACAGAGCGGCTTTCCATATTTTTTTGTGGTGTACGCCGCCATCCATTCCGCGGTTTTCTCCATGGCGGGAGAGATGGTCCCTCCGCAGTCTGCGCACGGGGGTAAAGGCTCAGTCCTCTGCGTGCGTGGCTTGTAAGGCCGTACCCGAACGGCGCTCACCACCTCTCCAAACGCTTTGATCCCATGTTCAATGTAGAGCTGCACCTGCACGCCGGGCCAATCCTCAAAGTATCCGCTTCCGGCCACCTTCTCGATATTTTTGGAGCGGGCCACATTCAGGATCATCGGTTTGTTGCCCGGCTCCTTCCAATGGACAACCTGCTTCTTACTCTTGCCCTCCGCCGTGGTGACGGTCTCGTCGATCCTTACCCGTTCAATCGTAAGGACCTTCTCCTCACCCTCCTGGAAGTCTCCCTCTCCGATGAAGTTCGGGTCAGACACTTTCTTCTTCCAATGCGTTTTCATCCTGCCAACACCTCCTTAATCCATCCGGACAGCCTGTTTTCCGTCTCTTCGAGGTAGTGCCGGATGATATCCGGATCGGCAAAACACCAGTCAATAAAGTTATCCCTGTGGTCATCGATATAAGCTCGCTGGACTTCTGAATCGATCTCGAGCTTTATGCGGTATGGTACAGAGGCTGGCTGCCCCGTCCGCTCCATCGCGGTAATGTCCGGGTGCTGAATATCTCGGTCGTTCATTCTGCCACCTCCACCTCTACGTCATCCGCCGCTTGGAGGATGATCTGCGACGCCAGAAATCGCGCCGACAGTCCCGTCTCGATCTGTAGCATGCGAAGCCGCTTCTCTGCTTCCGGCGTCAATCTGACGTGCCCGCATAGCCGCTTGTCCGCCTTGTGTACCTTAATTTTTATCTTATTCACTTGACTTTCCTCCCTATAGCCCTTACAATAAGGGCGGATTCGTTATATTTTGCCGCCGTCAGAGCTTAGCCCCTCTGGCGGCGGCGCTTTACATTTACAGCGCGATGATGACGCTCCCGCCCTCCACTTCGGCAGAGAGCTTGTCTTCCAAATGTGCCTTGACAACCTCCCTGGCCTTCAATTTCCACATCCCGCCGTCTGCTTCAATGAAAGCGATTCCCCGCTCGCTGATGCGAATCAAGAAGATGCTCTCCGGCTGTTCTACCTCCTGGAATGTGCGGTAGGGTCGGAGCTTCACGAGGGGCCGGATCTGCTCGTTGGTCTGCAATGCCACACCCTTCTGCGTGGTGATAGTGGTCGCAATGCCGTTGTCGTTGAAAATTACCTTGGCGCCCAGAGAGATGTCGCTGACCAGCTTCATGGCATACAGGGTGTCCTGCGTCTCCTGAAAACGCGTACGGAGCGCGATTTGCGCCTCTTCAAAGCCCAGCGTGACCTTTTCGCTCCAGCCGGGGACATCGGTAGCCATGGCCTCATAGTAGACCTGTCGGAAATAGCGTGCTGCCACATCAGGCTGACCGAAGCAACGGACGGTCATATGGTCGGGCATGGTGATGTACAGCGGGGTATCCATATTGGAGGCCTCGGTCCTTACCAGCTTTACCATGGCGTCCAGGCTGTTCAGCGGGAGGGGGTCTGGGTGGAAGATGGTCGGAAGGATCTCTTTTGCCACACCATCGGCGGTGATCGCGAAGGTAGCACCCTCGACAACTCTAATCTGCGGCTGGGTGGTGTTCTGGATGTGTTCGATAAACTCTTTCAGCATGACGTATTCTCCTTATCCTGCGGTTTTGATGAGTTTGAGTAAGGGTGGGGCTTCCTGTTCTGATCCGTCAATGGCCGTCTGACCGGGGACCTGCGGGACCATCTCGACAATGGTCTCCTCATCGGCCACATAGAGCGAGGTGGTGACTGGGTTGGTGGCCGCTAGGACGGACTTGGCCACACAACTGACCGCGATGTTCTGCCGCGTGTCGTCCGGCTTCAGCTTCAGGGTGAGTGTGAGGGTGCGCTGGGCTGTGGCGGCTGTGTTTGGGTCTAAGATATTGTCCAGCAGGCGGGACATCTCATAGTCGGCCCTCTCCTGGATCGCGCCTCGTGCCATCTGCAAGATCGATTTTTGTGTGCACTCGTTCATTGGGTTCATTCCTCCTTTTTGACTTCTTCTATATTGGGTTATAATCTGTTCTTATAGCGTCGGCTCTTTTTATGCCGGCTCTTTCATTTTTGCGATCATCTCCCGCCAGTTTGGGGGCGGTTTGATGGTCTCCCAGCGGCACACCGTGGACTGGTCCACCCCAAGCAGCTCGGCAGCCTCCCTTTGCGTCAGCCCCAGAGCAATACGAGCGTCACGCAGCTCGCGCTTGCCCTCGGCGATATCCTCCTTGTGGGTCTCGCGGTACCGGCGCTGGGCCTCGGCGATCTCCTCCTTGTGGGTCTCGTAGTACCGGCGCTTGCCCTCGGCGATCTCCTCCTTGTGGGTCTCGCGGTACCGGCGCTGGGCCTCGGCGATCTCCTCCTTGTGGGCCTCGCGGTACCGGCGCTTGCCCTCGGCGATCTCCTCCTTGTGGGTCTCGTAGTACCGGCGCTGGGCCTCGGCGATCTCCTCCTTGTGGGCCTCGCGGTACCGGCGCTTGCCCTCGGCGCGCTCCTCCTTGTGGGCCTCGCGGTACCGGCGCTGGGCCTCGGCGATCTCCTCCTTGTGGGCCTCGCGGTACCGGCGCTTGCCCTCGGCGCTCTCCTCCTTGTGGGCCTCGCGGTACCGGCGCTGGGCCTCGGCGATCTCCTCCTTGTGGGCCTCGCGGTACCGGCGCTTGCCCTCGGCGCGCTCCTCCTTGTGGGCCTCGCGGTACCGGCGCTGGGCCTCGGCGATCTCCTCCTTGTGGGCCTCGCGGTACCGGCGCTTGCCCTCGGCGATCTCCTCCTTGTGGGTCTCGTAGTACCGGCGCTTGACCTCAGCGATCTCCTCCTTGTGGGCCTCGCGGTACCGGCGCTGGGCCTCGGCGATCTCCTCCTTGTGGGTCTCGTAGTACCGGCGCTTGACCTCAGCGATCTCCTCCTTGTGGGTCTCGTAGTACCGGCGCTGGGACTCGGCGATCCGCTTTTGCTTTGAGTCCATGCGGCCCAGGATGACCTCCCGGTCAAAGAGCCGCCCAATCGCAAGGTCTGCATCAGTAACCCGGAAAGACGCCTCGATCTCTGCGTCGGCACGGGCCATTTCTGCCAGCTCTGCAGGGGTGAATCCCATTGACAAGTCATCTCCTTTCTGCGCGGCGCTTTTTATGCCTCGACAAACGCTCCATTTATCAGCATATAGTAGGTATCTGCCTTAATGATGTCCCCGTCTACAATCGCTGCTTTGATGTTGATAATAGGATACGTCTCTCCGTCCCAATTACCGCGCTCTACCACACAGATTGCACACCCAATCGCTCCCTTTGCCTTGCAGCCAAACCCTGCAGCAAGTGCGACTCCCGCTTTGCCCGTAGCAGACGCCGCGCCCTGGTAGCCCGTAGCAGACGCCGCGCCCTGGTTGCCCGTAGCAGACGCCGCGCCCTGGTTGCCCGTAGCAGACGCCGCGCCCTGGTAGCCCGTAGCAGACGCCGCGCCCTGGTAGCCCGTAGCAGACGCCGCGCCCTGGTTGCCCGTAGCGTGCCCACCGGGCTCTTCTTTGGCACGTGTCGTTGTATATTCAACGGCTGCTTCTACCAACCCTGCAAGGCCTATTTCGGCCACGATCTTAATCTTTGTCGATGCAACTTTTGTATCCTCACCGGATTTGCTGATTTTTCCGCTTTGCTCGACGACAGCATATCGGCTTTCTGCCGGAGCGTAATAATTGATGACGTCGAGCGGATATTCGCACGCGTGGAATCCTGTTTTGCATGCTACTGCTTCGTCCGTCTCATATTCTTTTCCAACTTCATATTGAAATCCTCTGCATTGCATGTTTGCGTCCATACCTTTGTAATTCATGCGCTTCATCCTTTCTCTTCGTTGAAATAACGAATATTTCGGGCCTCCTTATGAGGGTCATAAACGATTATTCTCCTGATCTCTCAAAATCCTCTGATGAATCCCCGTGATGTCCTCCAGAGTGTCCCATAGCGTAAAGTCGCCTGTTCTGTCGCCAGCTTCGATCTGCTGATAGTATCTCAGGCTAATTCCCAGCTTGTCCGCCATGGCCTGCTGGGTCAGCCCAACCGCTTTTCTTGCCTTCCGCAGGTTCTCTCTCACGCTGTAAGCGCCTCCTCCCATCTCTCAGCCGCCCCGATCACCTTCTCTGCATACTCCCGATCTCCGGTGTCGTGGCCTGCGTTGTACGCCGTCAGGGCCGCGCCTGTGTCTCCGTAGCGGTCCAACAAGCTCCCAAGGTACTCCGTGCCCGTCCGGATGTTTTCTCCCGCAGTGAGGCCGCTGGGAAAGTACTCCGGGTTAAGCTGCATGAGTCCATAGCAGCCCGCAGGGCTCACCGCGTCCACGTCAAACCCGCTCTCCACCTCGATCACGCCAAGCGCAAGCGGCACCTCTACGCCGCTCTCCTCGCAGGCATCCAGCAGGACTATGTACAGCTCGTCCGATAATGGAGTGGGATTGATAAACTCTGCCTCTAATAGCTCCCGTACCAACACAGGCCCGCCGGGGTGCTTGTCCAGCGTGTGGGCGATGGCCGGGCCCGCGTCCAGCGCGTGGACCCCGCAGCAGGCCGCTAGGTAGATGGCTGGGATCAGCGCCAGAAGAGCCAGATCGCGACGGGGGATCATACTTTGTAACCCCCAATTGCAAGCCAATCCTCTGGGCTCACCTTAATGGCATGGGATACTTTCCGGGCCATATCCAGTGTCATCACGCCGGGGTCCCGTTTATAGTTAATAATGGCGTTTCTGCTGATTCCGAGGGATTTACAGAGTACTTGGTCCTGGATACCCGTATCTACTCTATGCCGCCGGAGCGCCACAGCCAGGACCTCGTTACACTTTTTGGTCTGCTCTGCCTCCCGTCCCTCACTGGTGAGCGGCCTTATCTTCGGCATTGTGCTTCCTCCTTTCCGCTTGTCCCCCCTCCCGCCGCGTGGTATGATTTATGCGGTGGAAGGAGGTGGTTTTTGTGGATAAACCTATTTGCCCGCTGAGTTTAATCAACGGGAACCCCAAAATATGCAATGCAGGGTGCAAATTCTGCGCCGAGAATGGGGACTGCTACTTAGTTGCCCTTATTCGCAGAAAGGCCACGGAGCGCTGATCAGCCTTGTCATCGCGTCTGTCAGCGCACATAGCTCCTGCGCCGTTGTTACCTCTTGCGCGGAACGCTCGGAAAGTAGCTGCAACTGCCTTTCGAGCGTTTCTCTTACCTGGATGCTATCCATGCTTTCCCTCCTTTCTGGTTGTCCATTCCCCCGCCCTGTGGTAGAATGTGGGCAAAGGGGGGATTATGGTGAGGCATAGTATTTTGTGCGAGTATACAATAGGGACTTCCGCCTGGGATTCCCTTTCAAAAAATGATTACATTGCTATTGCTGAATGGATTGCGGCCAACTGTGAGCCGGTACTTAAAAAGTATGTTTCCTGTACCATTACTGTTGACTTCAATAACGGCGGAGAATCGGAATATAGCATTGAAGATTTTTCAAGGTATTTTTCCAGCAAAACACCTTATCGGCAAATTGGGATAGGATTATATTCGGGAGATTTGTGCCTCACTTGTACAATTTACTGCCGTGATACGAATCGACACATATATGCCGCAGGCTCTGGCCTTACATTGCCGGAACTAGAGGATTTGGCGGACAATCTAAAGCAATATGTTGAACAGCTTTACAAGAGACACGAATCGCAGGAAATCCCTGTAGCACCGGTTTCAGAAATTCAAAATTATGGCCAAGATGAACCAAACAAAGCCCATTCCACCGAAAGCCAAAGCGATACCGGCAAGAAGTTTTACAAGAACCCCGTCTTTTGGGCTGCAGCTATCGTTATTGTCACTGTGCTCCTTTGGGCTATTGACCGTTTTATCCTTGGAAAGTAGCACAGGAAGCGCCGCACAAAAAAGAGACGCAAGTGCGCATAAATAGGCCAGAACGAGCCCTGCCTCTATCCAAATGGCGTCCATTCTTCCCTCTCCTTTCTAACTGGCGTATTGGTCGCCGTCAGCGCCATCCCTACTCGTCTTGCCCACCATGGCTGCTACGCCTTCCGCATAGCCGAGCAGGTATTCCTTTTTCTCGTCCGGCAGAGCCTTTGTTGCCTCTGCCAGCGCTTTTGCAATCTTCTTCTCTTTTTCGGACACGGTTGTCACCTCCTTTTTCGCCGCTCTGATCTCGCTCTTCGCCTTCTTCGTCACGCTTCTTGCAAATCTGGATAAAATCATACAGAACTGGTCGACTTTCGTTTCTCTTCTCGGTTTGTAATCACGCCCACATCTCGTCCGTCAATGCTTACGCTATTGCAGAGTAAGCTGAGCCTCAAAACGCCCGCACAACGTGTGCTTTGCTTAAATGAAAACGACTGGCATTTGTCGTGCATTGGGACGCCGTCAACATAAATCTCTGCCGTTCCGCCGTGCGTAATGATTTTTACATCGCTCACGGTCCTCCCCCTCCTTTCTAACTCACCTGGTGGGCATCGGCGACTTGCCCCCGCCTTCACGCTGTGGTATGATTTAGGGGGAAGTGGGTGATGTCTTGAAGAAAATTAAAAGTAAAGTCAAAGGTTTCCTGTATAGAAATCGAAGGTATCAGGCCGTGAGGCGTGAGGGTCTAAATGTTCTCGTGGAGACCGAAAGCTCAAGATTCAGACGAGCCGAACGGCGGGAAAAAATCAACATGTTTCTCACCTTCGTATCTGCCGTCGCCGCTGTCGTCGCCGCGATATTTGCCACCCTCTCTTACATTAATGCGTAAGGGCACGCATTCTCCGCATACACAATGGAATGTACCCGTAGAATCACGTCCGCAATCTGGACTCGCTATGCGAAAGCACCATATGTATCGTTCTCTTTTCACGATTCCCCCTCCTTTCTTTTGTTGTCTATGCGATTATAATACACTCCATCGCGATAGATGTCAAGCATTATTTTATTGACAACGCGATTTTTTTATGGTAAAGTCTTAGCAGGAAGAAGGTGCAAATATGAATGAGCGTATAAAAGAACTGCGCAAGGCCCTCGGCCTCACGCAGCAGGACTTTGCGGATAGAATTGGTTCAGTCCAAAATACTATTACGGGGTATGAAACGGGACGCCGCGCCCCATCCAATCAAGTTGTTGCCCTCATCTGCCGCGAGTTCAACGTCAACGAGAACTGGCTCCGCACCGGAGAGGGGCAGATGTTCATACAGGTATCCAGAGACGAGGAAATTGCCGCGTTTATTGGCGATGTCTTGAGCGGAGAAACCGGAGACTTCCGCCGAAGGCTAATCTCCGTGTTGGCGCGCCTGGATACAGACCAGTGGGAACTGCTGGAACACATAGCCGAGGAACTGGCCCAAATAGAAAAAGAGGGGGCCGAGCAGTAACGCCCGGTCCCCTCCTGGTATTAGCCGATCAGCTTCTTGATAAATTGATATGCGATACGCAGTTTCCTATCGTCCAGTTTCCAGAGCAACGCTTGGATTTCGTCCATTATGCTTTCTCTGGTCATGGCTGATGTACTCCCTTCCACGGGAGCGCTTCCGTTGTTTTGAGCTCTACCTAATTTTACCACGCTACACTTATTTTTGTCACTGGCAATTCTTTCCTCCATCGCGTCCTCCGATCTCCCGCAACCCTTGTCAGTGACTTCATAATAGTACGTTTGTTCTATTCAGTCAACCCGGAAAAGTTGCCAAATTTCAACGTGCATTTTCTGTATTTTGACAAATTTCACACACTTGCGGGATAGTACGGATTATGGGACAGCACCACCGAAAGGAGCTAAAATATGCTGGAAGAAAAAGACCTACAGGCAATCGCGCAGCTCATGGACCAAAAACTGGCGCAGCAGAAGCGGGAGATCATGCAGGAGGTGGGCGTTCTGATCGAGAACGAGGTCACGCCCAGGTTCAACTTGCTGGCCGAGGGACAGGAGGATATCCTGCGTCGAATGCCCAACGAAGATGATATGGATATCATTGACGGTCGCCTGACCACCCTGGAGGCATCTGTAAAGAAGCTCAACCGCGAAGTGGCCCAGCTCAAAAAAGCACAATAAAAATGCCGCCCCCGGTGCTGGCACACCAGGAGCGGCGGGAAGGTGTAGACCACAGAGCAGCGGCTACCCTTCTATTTTATCAGATAGGAGGATTTTGTCAATGAAAACCAGATTGCCCACGCCGCAACGTCTTCCGTCCGGGCAGTACAGATGCCAAGTGATGGTGGCCGGGAAGCGGGTCAGCGTCGTTGACGCCGACCCGGATGTGTGCCAGGCAAAGGCGGTTGCCATGAGGGCGGGTCTAATCGAGCAATCAGAAACGCCGAAGGACCGTATCACACTGGACGCGGCAATCAGCAAATACATCGAAGATCGGCGTGCCGTTCTCTCCCCTGCTACCATCATGGGATATAGGGGGATACAAAAAAACCGTTTTAGGCCGCTGATGAAGACCCGTATACGGGATATTGACAAAGCTGCCCTGCAAAAGGCGATCAGCGACGACGCAAAAACATGCTCCGCCAAGACGTTGAAGAATGCTATAGGCTTGGTTGCAGCAGTCCTGTCGGATTACAAGGAGATTAATACAAGGGGGCTTAAATACCCTCAAAGGGTTAAAAAGGAGCACGCATATTTAGATGCTTCCCAAATCGTTGAGCTTATCACCGCCTGTCAAGGAAACATTGCCGAGCTTCCGATTCTATTGGCAGTGTGGTTGGGCCTCCGGCGATCAGAAATTATGGGGCTCCAATGGGAGTCCATCGATTTCGACGGGAAAAAAATAAAAATTGAACACGCTTTAGTGCCAAACGAGGACGGGGAATACGTGGAGAAGAGCGAACTCAAAAACGCTTCTTCTCGGCGTGTACTTTCCTGCCCCGAGTATATTCTGGCAAAGTTGGATTCATATCAACCGGATATTTCAAAGCGCAGCGGCAGGGTTTTTAAGATGGACCCCAGCGTGATCTACAATAACCTCAAAAAAATTTCTGAGCGCTCTGGTATCCCGTTTGTGGGAGTGCACGGATTGCGCCACACAAATGCCTCTGTCATGCTCTCCCTCGGCATCGTCGATAAAATCGCCATGAAGCGCGGAGGATGGGCTACGGACAATACCATGAAATCAGTATACCAGCACGTCTTTTCGTCCGATAGGGACACTGCTGATGATATGATAAACGCCTATTTTGAGTCCATCGTGGACGACGCAAATAAAAAATTTGCACACGAAATTACACATGCAAATATCTAA